ATCCTCGTTTGAGAAATTATTTTGATATAATTTTAATCCAAAATCTCTAATAGCATCTGCTACTATATCCTTTGATATACCATATTCTAAACGATTATCGGCATTATATTTTTGGGTAACATCTTTATAATAAATCCAAATATTATCATAAAATTGGCCAACCATTTCAATAAACAAAATATATTGATCGTTGTTTGGATCATTTCTTAGGTATTCGGGGATTACAAAATATAAATTATCTTTATTTGATTCATCATATATAGATGCAGATAAAATAATACCTCCATAGTAAATACTAGAAGGGTCATTACTACCAAACCAATTTAAAACTGCAGTACTACCTGTTGTAGCTAATAAATAAGGAGGTTCTGCAGTTGTTTTAGGCCAAGAATAAGAACCACTTGAGTAATATAAATAATAATCATAACCATCAAAATTAGTTATAATATCATTTATTTTATTTTCATATATAATTAAATCATTACTAATCGCAGTGGGGGAGTTTGTCGTATTATTTAAAGTCGCAATGGATGATGAATAATCTTCAATTAAACTAACTTTATAATAAAAATTTTCCAATCTTGCCTTAACTGAACTAAAATGAGTAAAGTCTGAGAAGTTGGAGTAATCTATATTTATGTCAATTTCTTTTTCTTCAAGTAAACTATTTAATTGATTTAGAGAACTTGTTAAAAGAGTTGTAGTTAAATCTGTATAAGAAAGTGATAAAGTTGAATTATTAACTTTATCTTTTAATTCTAAATTAAAATTAGGACCACTAATAGGGGTTGTATCTGTAAATACTATAGGAAGATTTTCGAAGGTAACTTGATAAACTAAAGAATCATCTAATAAAGTTACAATCCATAATAAAGAATTTAAATCAAATTCCTCAGGAAGAGGTTCATATAATTTAATTAATATAGTGGGGTCATTAGGATCTTGATTATCTAATTCAATATTGTTAGCTATAAACAATTTATTTTCCCCAAAATTCAAATAAAAATCTAAAAAATAATCACTATTTTCTCTTTCTTGAATGAATGTATTTGTTTGTTCAATAACATCTAATATTGTTAATGCCGTGCTATCTAATCTAATTTCTGTTCTATCAGATGATATTTCAGAAATGTATAATTGTTCAAGGTTTGATCCTATTTGTTTATTAAAAAAATTAAAATACGTATTATATTGTCCTTGAACATATCCCTGACCAATTAATATATTTTCGGGGTCAAGTAATATTTCAGAGATATCACCATCATTTCCTGGGGATTGTCCATTATTTTTTATGGTGTATTGACTAAATGAATAGTCGCTAGATAAAACATTAAAATTATTATCATAAACAAAAAACTCTATATAACTGCTAGAAATAAAGGATGTATTTACATTAAATGTAGATATTAATGTTGTGTCTTGAATTTTATAAGTTTGAGAAAAAAAATCTTGTGTACTTATTTGGATAGTTTCTGCAGCCATTATATTGTTGTTCCTGTTTGTAATCCTATATTTTGTTTTTGAGCATCAAGTAATTCTATTCTTAATTGAGAAATCTCAGCTTGTAAAGCAGTTATTTCTTCTTGATTTGCTTCAAAATTTATATATTCACTACTCTTTTTAATTAAATATTCATGAGAATTTACCGCTCCGAATTCGGGTATATCATAAAATAGGTCATTATACATTATAAAAAACTCATTAGTATTTGGTTGGGTTACTATCTGTTCTTGAATTGTTTGAACTCCTAATTGTTTAAAAGAGGTATCTATAACTTTAGAATATTGTCTTTTATCATATACTTGTTTATTAAAATTTACACTTTCACTCATCCGTTTATGACTTTAAAGTAATAATTATCATCAAATAATATTGTTGAACCATTTAATTCTGTTTTTATTATAACTTTATAATATCTTTCAGGTTCTAATCCACTCATATACACATCAAAATAATTACCTTTAGAATCAGAACTAATTTGAGTATAATTGTTATCGAAGTTAACAACAAATTCATTGGTAGCCAAGTCTTTTATAGCATAATATGAAGAAGTTGGTAAATAATTTAAATTAGTAAATAAAGATGCTGTTTGATATGTTCTTGTTGGATATAAAGGGCTTACATTAATATAAAATCTATTTTTACTTTCAGGAAAAAATGTCCCTGGGTTTTCAGCTAACGACATTTTTAGGTCTGTTGTAGTTACAACTGGGGATGAAGGAGTTATTACTGAAGTATAATCTCTCCATCTAAATTCTAAACATGGAGGGTATATTGTATTTGTATCAACACTATAAAATTTAAAAATAGGTTGAACATATTGACTTGGGTTAAATTCTTGTGAACCGGATAATTTAACTATAAATCCATAATTTGGAATTACACCATTAAGCCAATTATTAACAATGTTACTAACATTGGCTTCAATATCTTTTACATCACGTAAACCAAAAGTTGCATTCGCTGATCCAGTATATGCTGATGAATTTATTACATAAAAAGGGACTACATAGCTAGCAGAAACATATGATGTTGCTGAAGCATCATAGAACCAATTTCCTCCACCACTAACATTACCGCTATAACTAGTGTATAAAATAGCTCCTGCTGATCCTGAATAATATCCTGAAGTATTCCAAGGGCCTGAACCATTATAGTTAGCGTATGTCCAAGATGCTCCATCTGTTTCTTTGGGATTATCCAAGTAATATCCGGTACCATTATTCCAAGATTGGGCTATGGGATGGATTAATAAGGAGGTTGTTTGATTAAGACCTTGGGCTTCTGCTATAAAATTTTTAAGATATATAGAATAAGAATTACCACTAATTTTATCACTAATGATATTTTGAATTTCTGTTTGATCAAATTGGATTAAATATCTGGCTACTTCAGGGTCTCCACTAATATTTAATTTATTAGATACTTCTAAAATAGCATCTAACCCTGTATTCATGGTAGGGTAAGCAGAATATAAAGTTGTATCTTTGGTAGGGAATATTTTGTAAACAGCCATTATGGTATTTTGTTATAAATATAATATTATAAAGGAACTACTTTACCTTTAATATCACTATCTAGATATCTAATTTCAAATATGCTAGGATCTAATGAAGGGTAAATGATTTGGTTTTGTGTTGCTGCTGTTATATCATAAGCATAAGCTGAGTATCCCGAGGTAGTTCCAGCTTTATTTTCTATGGATATGGTTTTAACAGTTTGTACTCCTTTAATTTTATCTAATAGAATATATAAATCTTTTAACATTATGGGTTGATTCAATTGCCATTTACTTATATCAAAATATGATTGAAGGGAAGAAATGCAGGAAATTAAAACTTCACTATTATTATATTCGGGCAATACTATAATTTCAAAATTTACTCCTATATTAATAATAAATGCATCTCTAATTTCAATATTATCACCAATCATTCTATATTGGGATAAATAAGTTCTTAAATTATTTTTTAATGTTGTAGTAGCATAATCTAATTGTCCAGATGAATTTAAAGATAAAACATATAAACTTAAGGTCTCAATAGTTGAAACTTGATTATCTGTTAGTTTAGGTTGTTCAATATATGCTTTAGATATAGCACCATAATCGGAGGGCATACTTAATGCTCTAATTAAATAATCATCTGCTGTAACTGAGCGTTTTTGAGATGCAATTAAAGATAAGGTATTTTGTCGGATTTCTTCTAATGTATCTCCTCCTCTACCTCCTGATGATGCTTCAGGATTTGTTGCTGTAAGTGAAGAAAATATATAATTTGCTGTAGTTGAGTTTAAATTAGTTTGGTTAAATTTAGAATTAATTGTTGATAAAGAAATTAAGGTATTAGCAGGTACATTAGAATTAACACCACCTCCTGTTAAATATCTAACGGTTAAAGTAGTAGATGAAGGAGCAATACCATATGTTCCTGTATAAAGGAAATTAACTGGGGAATAGGCTACTGTTAGTTTATCTTGAATAAAGGGTAAACCTATTCCTACATTATTGCCATTAGGGGTTATTTCTTCATCAGTATCTAATGGAGACCCAGCTCCAAATTGGATTTGTAAATTTGATAGTGATGTAAAACGGGTAGCAAAACGCCTTTGTACTTTTTTAAGTCTTAATAAAAATGGGGTATCATCCGTTTTATTTGGATCATTTATGTTAGTATTTTTTATTGGATCTAATACCATTTCTTGACCTAAATGATCAACTTCATACCATTTATTTCCATCAGAATCAACAATATCTAATATTTTTATAATATTATTATTTCTAATATCTACAGTTGTAAATGGTTGTGGTGTAGAGAAAGAGAATGTTTGAGATACAATATTAGCTGAAATTGCATTTCTGCTTTTTTTAAGTAGGAAATATTGTGGGATACCTCCTGCGGTTTGATATATTGAAATTTCTGTTGGGTCTTGGGAACTAGAAACTGAAAAATCTAGTTTGTCTTGGATTAAAAAAGAATTTCCATTTTGAGATGTGATTTGAGAATTATCATTAATAGTTATAGAATAATCATAATCGGGGATATAATTTCCAGAACCATCATTTTTGGATGGAAGTTGTTGGTAAAAATCTACTAATGCTTGAGCGGCTCCAGTTGTTTTAGGTTTGTATCCAAACATATATGCTAATTCAAACACATTGTTTGTTTGTTGAGCATATTGAATAAATGTTTCTTGAAATTGATTATCTAAATAAAAACTTAAAACGTCTCCAACATATGAAGCTTGTTCCATAAACATCATCCCGGGAGATGTAGGGGAAAAATCAGTATATGTTTGGGGAAAATACGTTCTAGAATATTCTATTAGACGCTGTCTAAATTCTGAGAAATCTCTATTGATGTATCTTATATCTCTATTTACAGTAGCCATTATTTATATTTGAAGGATTAAGGTATTACTTACGTTGGAATTGGAAACTAAATATTTTAATAAAACGGTTATAGTATTAGTCTCCTCATCTTTTAAGATTTCAAGTGAATTAATAACAATATTAGGAAACACATTTGAAATTTGGTTATTAATAGTTTGTTCTAAATCTGCAAAAGTATCTTCTGCAATTTGTTCAAAAATAAAAGCCCTTAATCCTCCTCCAAACGTAGGATTTAATGGTAATTCACCAGGGTTAGTTAAAAAATAGTTGATTAAGTTATTTTTTACTGCTTGTGAAGTTAAATAATTAGATGTAAAAACAGAAGGACCATTAAAAGGTAGATTTACTCCAACAGCAATGTTTGGATTTAAATCAATAGGATTAATAGTTTGGGCGTTAAATGCCATTACTTAGTATTTAATAGATTCATTATTTGATCCATACCTAATTCACCGGATCCTAAATTGCCATTTACAGGATCACCATGTGGTCTAAATGAGGGTTGAGCATCTTGTGATGTAAAACTCATAGCAGTCTCACCTAATACTTCAGCATATTTAGATCTAAAGTCTATTGAAGGAGGTGCATAAGCTGGTTGTGCAGGGGTTGAAGGTGGTGTATAAGATTCTTTAATTATTTGTTTAGGAGACTTTAAGGCTTCTAATAAAATATCTTTCAATTCTTCTTGAATTGCTTCTCTTACTGCTTCTTTAATTAATTTTTTAAAATCTGTAGTTTTCATATGGTTATAAATATAGGGTTAATCTGCTTTTAAATTGTTTTGTTCAATATAGAATACAAGCTCATCTATTAATATCTGATCAATTGAGCTAAATGACCATTCTCCTTGTAACATTACTACACCTGATTTATTTCTTGCTATAGCTCTTCTACGTTTTAATGGTTTATCTGTTACTTCTGTTATGACTCCCATTTCAAATCCATTTACATTTGTAACTGTTGGGGTTGTAGATTGAGTAGTTAGAATAGTTAATTCATTTGCAATTTGTTCTTGATCGGCATCAGGAAAACAATCTTGAATTAAGGAATCTAAAAGATTTAATAGTTGGATTGCTTGAAGTAAAACTTGCCTTAATAAAACTAATATAGTTAAAGTACTAGTGTTAATAGTTTTTAAATTAGTAATAAGTTTATCAAGTTTATCTTTACCATCTTGTATGCCTAATATCACATTTGTAGGAAGACCAGGTACCCCAGGCACTCCTGTTGAAACTGGGATTGGGAGATTTTTTAAGACATTATATGCAATATCTAATCCTTCAATTACTCCTCCAGTTATACCTAATGCTTTAGTTGTACTATCTATTATTTTTAAACTATTATTTAATTGTTTTACTAGTTTATTTTTTTTATTTATTATATCAAGTAATTGAGCTTGAGGGGGGCAAGTTGATTTATTTTTAATTCCCTCTAAAATTTTATCTTTATTCTCCATTGCTAAATCTGTAGCTTTGGTTACCCCAAAACCAGCAATTAAAGTTAATACTGTAGGAATTAATACTGATTTTAGAG